AACAATGTCCGCACCTTGGACACTCAAATGAATCCTTCATATTGTGATCGCCACTCATGTGTTCTCCTGACTTAGCTTAGTTCTTTCAGTCGTAGCCCCGTTACGATATTCACCGCCGTTTTTCTCCCGCAGCTTGGCTTCGATGGCTCGGGCAAAAGTCGTATTAGTCCAAGGCGCAGTCCAATCTCTTTTGTAACAAACACTGTTTATTTCTTGATCCGTCAGCCCAACCCATTCACGCTTTGGTGAGATGTCATCACGTCTTTTCATTCGCATCTGTGCCTGAAGATTTGGGTCATCAATCACCTCATAGACTTCCGAATCTCTAGACTCATACTTGACTACACGAAAATCAACTTCATGTATCAATTCACAGTCGCAACATTGCATGAGATAACCCTGTGGCTTAGGGCATACCCAATCGCACCATCCATCTTCTAATGCTTCCTGTGGTTCGCACTGACCCCATACGCCAACCTCACCGACTCTGGCTAAATCTGTTTTACAACAATGTCCACATCTTGGACATTCAAAGTCAGATGAATTCTTCATTGCTTCTTTGCGTAATCTACTGACGTGACCCTTGTTGTATCCAGTCTGCCGTGCAATGTCCGTGATCCTAAGAGACGGGTCTTTGACTAGCTCTCTTACTTCCTCAAACCGACAATTTTTCATAGCTAGCCCTAAATAAGTTCTACATGGCAGGAGTGATGCAGGGTTCTGTGTTCTTTTTCCAGCAACCTCCTAACCCAGTGTTTGATGCCCCCTGGCGTATTTATGTCTTTCTGTACATATTGATACTTTTCGCCACTCCTAATCAAAATAAACATGTCTCCTGGCTTCAACCAGCGAACAGTAAATGGTCTATTTTTTCTCACGCCATATCCTCCCTGTAAAGTTGCCAAGCATCGCCTAGTTCTTCTCTAGCGATCCTAACCCTAAGTCTCATATGGTCAAGATCGTCTAAAAGAATCCGCAGTTCGTTGGGATGAACCATCACATACGTTGTTTCGTCTGCTAGCTTTCTTAGCAGTGCGTAGGCTTTTTCTTTGTCTGTCATGCCTGTCCCCTTATGCGCTCTTCAATTTGCCAATCCAACTCTCTCAACAGATCCTCGGTCGTGTCTCCATGGCCGGTTGCGTAGCTATGCTCGATCATCCATGCGGCCAGCTTCTCACGCTCGCCAGCGGCAACAAGGGCGGCAAAGCGTGTTACAGAACCTAATGGCTTTTCGTCAGATCCGTAAGCCAATCCCGCCTCCCGCGCCATGCGGATGATGTCTTCTCTACCCATGATTCTTTTCCTTCTTAATTGGTTCGCTCACAATCCTGCCGCACAGGTGACAGTCGCGGTGATAATGGCCGTCGTAAATCCAACCTTTACGCGGAAATGGGTGACCAAGCTTTTCGCACAGCCACCAGCCAAATCTGATGTACCAAGGCTGGTTCATGTGTTTCCCCTTGCTCGTATGGCGGAGGCAAGCGCATAACCTTCGTCGTCCCATGCACCGAAGTAATCTTCAACAGCTTTAGCACACGCCTCACGTTCGGCAGCAGCAACCAAGAAAGCGAAGCGTTCAAATATTGGTGCAAGGGCTCGCACAATGGCCTCTTCTTGAGGTGTTTGTGGATCAGGTAGACGCACAGCCCCCCTCGCCATGCGGATAATTTCTTCTCCGTTCATCAAAATTCTCCTTCTAAATTGCGAGGTCTAATTATTTGCTTGAGTTTTGCAACCTGCTCTAGTCCTTTAGTCTTATCTATTGTCATTTCTAGTCGTTGATAAAACGGAGGAGGAGCCTGCCTACACAAAGACCGAAACTGCAACACGTTAGGAGGTTTATCTGATGGCAAGCACTCCATCGCGTAGGCCACGGCATGAGGGCTTGTAGAGAACCCCGATAATTCGTGCGCCCAGTTCTCCATAACCTCTTGGATGTTCATGTCTCGATACTGGTCGAGAAAAGCCTTTCCGTAGGTCATGGAAAGTTTCTTGAAGATTGCCTCAATAACTTGTATGTCCATGCCTTAGCCCTCCAGTAGATTGTTAGGCGTGATGTCCTTTTCATGCCTGTTTCTGCCAAAGATAATGTCTAAGGATTGCTTGTAGTGATCTTCCTTCTTAAGATCGTCTGTAACCCAATCAGCCTTGAACCCTTGCCAACCCCTAGCGCAGCACATTTGCAAAGCCTTCTCAAGCGTTAGGTTTGCAAGTCCAGCCTCTCGCCTAATACCTTTCAGCGCAGTTTCGGTAAGCGGTGACTTCTTAGCCTTTCTGATAGCAAGAAAGTCATCCCAAACAGATTCGCTAACGTCACTAGGACGAAGCGAGCTTGCCGAGCGTTGCTTTATATTTGGTTGTTGGTTATTGGTTATTGGTTGTTGGTTATTGGTTGGGATCTGTTTCGCGTCTGATTTCAGACCCTTTTCAGATTCCCATCTGATCTGATTCGCAGCCTTTGCAGACTTGGCTTTGCGTTGATACTTCTTTATTTCACCGTCTATCCTCTGATGCGTATATGATTTCAGATCCTCGTCATATCTGAAAAACGTACGCAACAGAATGCGAACACACTCAAGATCGTCTCTTGCGCCAATCTTGAATGCCAAAACATCTATGTCGTCTGGTAATGGGTTTTCAGACTCGTAGTACAGCCAAATGAGTCTTAAATAGAAATAGCATTCTTTAGGACTTAACGAAACTGTGTCTCGTAAAAAGTCCCCGATGTGATGCGGGTAGTAGTGCATAGACTTCCCTTCAAAGTCGCCTTCACTGATGGGAGCATGTGGCAGGCGGGTGAAGGAACCGCTTTTCGGGAGCTACCCTAGCCAATGCGGTGAAACAAATAAGAGTCTAAATCAGATTTCAATAATCTTGCAAGTCCACCCTTCTTTTAGCTTGCCCCAGCCGTGAACCTCGATCTTCCAGCCCGCTCGCAAGATAGCCGGAAGATGCTCACTCTCTGCAATCTTCTTTAACCGAGCCGAAACGTTAGCTCTAGAAGTCGTCTGAACTAAAAGGGTCTCCTCGTCCTTGAGACAAAGGATGTCGCCTATCCCAAACAAGTCCTGGCGTATACGAGCCCACGGGTTCCAGTGCTCGACGATCTGGCATAAGTAACCGCGTTCACGAAGTGCAGCCAAGGATCGTTGCGTAGGACTTGCCGACGAACGGCGTTTCTTTTTGGTATCAGTGGCAGAGATTGTCGTCACGATGACAGTCTTATGGGGTTGATAAGCCTAAGATTACTCCATCACAACAAGGAGCCAACATGGACGTACAGATCAAAACAGCAGATTACGAGAAGTTATGTATCAGTGACCACGAGCAAGACATTTGGATTTCTATCTGGCACATGAAAGCTCACGCAGGCATAGCTCTCAACAAAGAACAAGTAACGCAACTCAGAGACGAACTTAACAAATACCTGGAGGCTGTATGAGCGTTGACTACGATGCTTGGCTAGACAGAAAACTTTACGAATACGACAGAGAGAGGGAACAAAATGACTACCAACAACAGTTGGAACAACAGGAGTACGAACTTGACGAAATACAAGCCGACGAGAAGTGACTGGATCTTATGCGCGCTATTGGGGATTTGCTACGGAACACTGCTCTACCTGTTCATAAAGTAACGGAGCCAAACATGAAATTCAACGAACTTAGAAAGATCAACGTAACCGAGAAGGTCGAGAAGAAAAACGGACTCTCTTACCTCTCTTGGGCCTGGGCTGTAGACACATTGTTGCAACACGATCCTATGGCCACCTGGGAGTACAAGCCTCACCAAATGTGGGGTGACACGGTAATGGTGTTTTGCGAGGTAAAAGCATTCGGTGTCTCTCGCACTGCACAACTACCCGTCATGGATTACAAGAACAAAGCGATTGCAAACCCTGACGCATTTGCAGTCAATACAGCTATGCAAAGGTGTTTAGCTAAAGCCATCAGCCTCCACGGTATCGGGCTGTACATATACGCTGGAGAGGATCTGCCAGAAGAAGCAAAAGAAGATCCGACAGACTACATAAAAACGGTCAAAGAGGCTCAAAGCATGGAAGACTTGAAGCAAGCCTTCACAACAGCCTACAAAGCTCTCAAAAATGATCCTGAAGCTATCAAACAACTCGACGCAGCAAAAGAACAAAGAAAGAAAGAACTGACTTCACTATGAGAATTGCAACTTTTGAAGAGGGCTTGCTTGACGAGATACAGGCCCAGCGGTGCAAAAAACTGCTGTGGTCTGTCATCCAGTTGGCGGTCGATGACGCTTGCAAAGCACCCTACAAAACCAAACCGCAGGACGACACAATTACGGCCATGAGATTTTTGATTGGCGACAAGATTGAATCAGGGCTTGATAGTTTCTTGCTCTGGCTTGACGTTGACGCAAAGGAATTTAGGAGAAGGCTTGTCGAAGCTATGTTTGCAGAGCGTCACGATAAGTTCACTGACTTCGAGAGACGAGCCTTTCGAGCTAACTACAACTGGTATCTGAGAAATGAGATCAATCCTGACAACTGAGAATGACCGCAGAAGGGTCATAGAGGCCATAGAAGCCACTGAATTAGGCTACATGGTAACTATCTCCAAACCTCCTCGAACAGCGGCTCAGAATCGGTTTTATTGGTCGATCCTGACAGCTTGTTCGGAACAGTTAATGGGCCAGCAATATACCCAAGACATCTGGCACGAGTGGGCTAAGACGAGGTTTCTTCCTTCTCGTGTTGTTGAGCTTCCTGGTGGGCAAGTAAAAGAGATCGAGCCTTCGACTGCTTCGCTTACCGTGTCTGAGTTCTCAGACTTAGTAGAACAACTTCTACAGTACGCAATCGAAAAGGGCTTAGTCTGGACAGACGAGATGAAGGACGCTGAACTTGACTTAAGGAAGATTGATGTACACAAACAAAAAACTACTTGAGGCTTGCAGGAATATGCCTTGCGGTGCATGTTTTTGTGAGGACGGCACTGTAGTCGCCGCGCACAGAAATCAAGGCAAAGGCATGGGCATCAAGGTCTCTGATGCTTTAGTAGCATCCTTATGTTTTCGTTGTCACTCATACTTAGACCAGGGAAAAGAAATGTCTCGTGAGGAACGTCGAGACTTCTGGAACCAAGCGTACATCAACACAATGCAAGCAATGATCGAACGAGGAATATTAAAGGTGCAAAAACATGGCTAATTTACGGATAAAAATCGGAAAAAAATGGATAAAAATCGGAGAAAAATCGGATGAACTAACCGAGTTGTGGGAGGAATTTGCGGAGTTTCACGAATGCACTGGCTTTACAAAGCAGTTTATTGACCACGCCTGGGGATGTTGGGGTTTAGGCGAGACAATTAAGTTTGCTGTTTCGCTTAGGCCGTTGACTGAACCTAAGATTATCGAGAAGGTCAAGAAAACTTTTCAAGACTACTTGCTTGCACAACACAACATCGAAGCAGATCTGACCTTTCAGATTTTCTTATACAGCGATGGACAAATGAAGGAGGCGCAACATGGAGCAACGAACTGATGATTGGTACAAGGCAAGGTTAGGCCACCTAACCGCTTCACGGGCCTCAGACGCGCTTGCGAAACCTGGTACGGCTACGCGCCGTAACTACCAGATCCAACTCGTTACAGAGCGTCTGACAGGCTTACAGGGTGATTCTTTCACAAACGCAGCTATGCAATGGGGTACGGAACAAGAACCCGTTGCCAGAGCAGCATACGAAGTCCATACAGGCCATTTCGTCGAGCAGACAGGGTTTCATACCCACAAGTCGATAAAGTGGCTTGGAGCGTCTCCTGACGGGTTTGCAGGCTCAGGGTTGATCGAGATCAAGTGTCCTAACTCAAACACCCATGTTGATTACTTACTAGCAAAGGAGGTTCCCACTAAATACAAGCCACAAATGCTCACTCAAATGCTCGTCACAGGTAGAACTTGGTGCGACTTTGTTTCGTTCGACCCAAGACTTCCTGAACATCTACAGTTATTTATTGTTCGTTACGAGCCTAAGCCGGAAGAGCTAACTAAGATCGAGGCTGATCTGGTTGCCTTTCTCAACGAAGTTAATCAAATGGAATTATCACTATGCCAAAAGAACTGACAGGAAGTATCAGCAAGAACAAGAAGAAAGAGAAAGATGTACACCCAGACTATCGAGGTTCAGCAATGATTAACGGGACTGAATACTGGGTCTCAGGATGGGTCAACGAGGGTTCCGACGGGAAGTATTTGGGGTTAAAGTTCCAGCAGAAAGACGGGGAAACTAGACCCGCTAAGACTAACAATGACGAGGATAGCGACATCCCTTTTAATTAGAATCGGTCTATAATGGTTGCATCTACAGCACAGGAGATGCAGCATGGTCGATTCAAAAGAATGTTTTAAGTGCAAGACCGTCAAGCTGTTAAGTGAGTTTTACGCACATCAATACATGGCTGACGGTCACCTTAATAAATGTAAAGAGTGCACAAAAAATAACAACTCAAAACACAGAAAAAACAATCTTGAAAAATACCGCGAATACGATAAAAAAAGATCGACATTGGATCATAGGAAAAAATTACATAGCGAGGTCAATCGCTTGTGGAGAAATGCCGATAAAAGAAGAGTTGCGGCTCATAACGCAGTTTCAAGGGCTATAAAAAAAGGCGATCTTGTGCGGTTACCTTGCCAAAAGTGTAGCAATCCAAAATCGCTAGCCCATCATGAAGATTATGACAAAAAGTTAGATGTTGTTTGGCTTTGTCAGCCATGCCACAAACAAAGACACAAAGAAATAAATTCCATGTTACTTATGAAGGAGTAATTCTAATGTTAAGCGTACACCACCAAACCATGCTGAAAAAAGCGTTTGCAAAGCGTCCTGCAAACATTTCTGATGATTCTCCGGTCTTAGAGAGGGTCATTCACATCATCAAGTCTGAGGCTCCTGAGTGTTTCTGGAAGCCTACGGAACTAGAGAAGCGGAGGTTCTTTAATGCACCACGGCCAGGAACTCCTCACGAGGATGCGGTCTATCCGTTCCCGAAAGGCTTATTATGAGCAATTGGAAAGAGTTAATCGAGAATCAGACGAGGACAGAAAAGTTCAGACCCGTCGAGGAAATCTGGAGGGAACACGGTTGGATTCCACCATCCACCGAGTGCCCAGACACAATGGCAAAACATAAGGCTTTTAGGGAGTGGTCGATCCGTGGCATCGTGGATCAACCTTATCAAGCAAGTTAAAAGTTCTGATGTTGAGGAGATAACGGCAGCGTATAACCAAGCGTTGCCGTTTGTCGTTCAGGACTGGGCGAAGATGATCTTAAAGTTAGCTAAAAGCAAACGACTTCCGATCATTGAAAAGATTGACAGGATTCACGGACAGAAAATCGGCCAGATGGTGCGAGATGAAGTTACCGCGCAACACCGCGGCTCTTTTCAAAACTCCTCATGCCAGCGATCCCCAACATACCGCTCAAAATAACCCATAGCGCGTCGGTATCTAGCATGGGAGGAGGTTTTACATCTTGCGGGACAATCTGTTCTGCTTGCATCCAAGTCCATGCCCAGACTAAAAGCGGGTAAGCAAGGAACTGATAGAACATTGCACCCGCACCAACCCAACCGATAGCAGGTCGCCAGCCGGCAACAAACATATTCTGATTGGCAGCTTCGACCTTGTTAACTTCCATTTGACCAAGATCAATCGCTTGGTCAATACGCTTGGCCTCAAGCTCAAGCTCCATGCGTTCCTTATCGGAAGTGTGTAGGTCTCCGATAACTTTTCCGACGGAATCAACGATGGAAGAAATGCCGAGCAAGTTCATAGCTTAAGCGTCCTGTTCACCCAACCCAACATGAACTTCATCTGGCTTCTGTCACGGGTAACGATGTCACGATACCTAGCGATCTTTGCTAGCGCGTAATGGGCCACAAAAAGCTCAGGATTGGCTTGGTTGAGTGCTGATACCGTCTTGGCTCCGATAACGCCGTCTGGGGCCGTTTTAACGCATATCTGGGCAAGTTTGATGGACACCGGAACGCCAGCATTAACAGCAAAGTTAAAAATGGACGAGGCTATAACGTCATGCGTTAAATCATCGCCTTTGATCTTGTCCCAAAAGTTAGTTTTGTAGAAGTCTCGGACTAACTGTGTTGGAGGTGTTTCTTGGTAGT